AAATTGGGGCACCAACGGCGCTGTGAGCCCTGGGCTAGGCAGCAGCAAAACCAGCAGCCAGGCCCTAGTCAATCTCGATCTCCATGCTGTTGCTGAGGATCGCACTGGTGCCCGCTCCGCCTGCGGTAACCGTCATGATGCCGCTGCTCAGGTTGGTTGCCGCCAGGGTGCCTTTGACACCGCCCGAACCCGTGACGACTTGGCCGTAGGTCGGAAGATCGTCAACGTTGCCGGTTGTGGTGGTCACTTCGGTGGCGGCGCTGATCGTGTCGCCGACCACGGCCGACTCACTTAGCGACCAAGCACTCCCGGCGGTTGTGACCGCGTAATCGGTGTCGATCATGGCAGGGACGCCACTGGTCAGGCTGCCAAGGTTCAGGCCACCAATGGCTCCGCTGGTGGTACTGCCGCCGCTGGTGACGCTGGGCGTGACGTTTGTTCCTGAGGCGCTGTAGGTGCTGCCGATCCGTTGGGCTGAGCTGTACGCCTGGTCGATGCTGATCTGGGCGCTCTGTGTCAGCCGGTGAGTGATGTCAGCATGGGCAGGGGCAGCCAACAAAGTGATGCCCAATACCAAAAGTGCGCGGGTCATTTGATGCCAGCTTTGGAATCTTTATCGACGATAACGCTTTCGTCTTTTTTCTTCTTCCCCAATCTGTTCATCGTCAAACCGTAGCTGGCTGCAGTTGAACTCAACAAGCTTGCCGAAAAAGTCACATCGATGGATCCTTTGAAGTACCCCAGGTAGTTGGCCGTGATGATGGCCATGGCCCAAAGCATGATGGTGATTCTGACGAAATCACCCAAACGCCCGCTGGACTGCTCTTCCTGTTCTTGGCCTTGCGCTTCCTTGGTTTCTGCCATGATTGAGCAAGTGTTAGGGGCGGGTCATGGTTGAAGTCTGGGCCGCCGTTGCCGGGGCTAGCGTCACCGTAGCCGGGCTGGGCGTTTCAGGGCTAAACCGTCAAAGTCAACAAGGCCGTGATTCTCTGGTGCGACTCACCACTGCCGTGGACAATCTGTCCAGCAGGTTGCAGATTCTGCACGATGACATCAAGACAAAAGATGTTGAAGTCTTCGCCAGATTGAACGAGCTAGAGCGTTCAGTGGCACGACTGGAAGGCCATTCAGATAGGCACTAACGTATTAGTGCAGTTCAAGGCAAAGTCATGCTGCTTTTGATCCGCCCAATCCTGTTTCGGTTCTTGCAATCGGAAGGGGTAAAAAAATTAGTGGTCGATCTTCTGACCGCCTACGCCGAATCGACTGAATCTCAGATCGATGACCAAGTGGTCTCCTTCGTGGTCAAGTCCATGTATCCGGAGAAAAGGATTGAAAAATGAAAATGTCCGTCTTTTCCTTGACGGGTTGGATCGTTGCAGGCGGCGCGGTCACGCTGCTGTTGTGCAGTTCAATGCTGGTTTTCATCGCCGGATATACCGCTGGCGACAGCGCATGTGGCCAGGCATCATCGGGCCGTCTGTCGGTGCCCTGAGCGTGCTCAGTTTGCTGCCTTTCTTCCAGCACTTCCGCGATGACTCGCCCTACCACTTGGCTGGCGTTGCGGCCCTACAAGAGGCCATGCCTGCTGAGCTTCTCGCGGAAGATAGTGCGTGGTTCGAGGCGTGGCGGGCTGCTGGGATTGACGAAGAGGTTTACGTTCCCTACTTCAAGCAAACCGACAACGGCCCCGACGGCTGGCGTGATTGTTTCGCCAGCTCCGCCGCCATGCTCGCAGCCAGCGCCCATCTGGTCGGTAGTGATAACGAGTACATCTGGCACCTATCCAAGTTTGGGGACACCACCAGCGTCACGGCCCAGCTCCAAACGCTTCGGTTCCTGGGCCTGGATGTGGAGTTCACTCAGGAGGGCAATCCGCAGATGATTGCGGAAGCTATCTCTCGGGGATCCGCGGTCCTGGTCGGTTGGTACGACAAAGGTGATCTGACACGGGGCGAACCGCCAATGTGCGGAGGGCCTGCCTGCGGTCACTGGTCGGTTATTACAGGGGTGCAGGGACGGCACAGCCCCGTCGGCGATCAGTATTACGTCATGCACGATCCAATGGGTTACCCCTTGATGGATAAGGGCGGCCACGATCTTTCACGGTCGGGCAAATCGGTTCGGATCCGCCAGTCAGAGTTCAACTACCGATGGCTGATTGAGGGGCCAGATTCTGGTTGGATGATCACTATTAGGCCATAACCATGCGGAGGCCCTATGTCTTTCGACTGGATGATCATCAAGCCATCAGCTGAAGAATCCTTCGAGACTGAAAAGATGGTGCGATCAATTATGAGCACCGATGACGTGGCAGAGCTGCAGGGCCTCTGCGTAAGCCTTACCCGGCAGAATCGTCAGACGGCGCTTCTTCTGCAACAGGCGGTGGGTCACATTGCTTCGATTGATGCCCAGGGGCTTCGCGGCGTTTGATGCCCAGGCGGTCGGCCTTGATGGCCGCCAACAGCTGGGTGTAGTGATCCTGGCCTGCCAAAAAGGGCGAGAAAAACTCGCCCTCCAGGATCAGCCCCATTTTGTCCAGCTCTCGGAAGGCTTGGAGTTCAGGGCCTGCCATCAGAACGGGATCTCGTCAGATTTGGCCTTATGCACCGGGGGGCAAATCAAGCCGTACCACCCGTCATCGTCTTCTTTGCCAGGCTTTGCATTGAAACCGGCGGAGATCGATGTATATGTCTTGTTTTCTCTGGTGTCAAAATCCCAAACCTGCATTTCTTTGTGCATGTCGGGATCATCAGCAAGGTTCATCAGGTGTTGGCAGAAAGCCGGAACTGATTCAAGAGGGATCCTGAGCACCAACCTTTTGCCGCCAGGGTTGTACTTGTGGTCTGCGTCATTTTCGTAAATGCTCCATTTGCCGGAGACGGGAAGAGCGGGGTTGAAATCAGCCATTGATTTTGTCGGGGGTGATGGAGTGTTCCAGCTCGTAGGCCAGAACGTCATGGAGCTTGTATCGGACCACAGGCATCCGGGGGCCAAAGGCCAGCAGGGGCACCTTGTAAAACACAGGGCCTGTCCCGTGCCTGCGATACCGGGCCAGCGTGTGGGGATGTTTCCCCCAGCGTTGCGCTAGCTGCTGTTCAGTGAAAAACGGGCCGGAGTAGTCCGGGTCATATTTGGCCTCAGTCATGGTCATGCGGTTGCAGCGTTCTCAAAATGTTTTTTGCGCTCGTTTAGCAACTTGATCAAATCAGCCTTTTGAACATCGTTCAGCTTTATCTTTTGACCTTTGCTGTTGATGCCTTGGCGGATGCCAAGTTCAGCAGCTGCCCAGTTGGTTTTAGGCCCAGCGTTCATAAGGCCGGTTTTGGTAGTCCAGAAGTCGCCTGATTGAACTTCTTCGTTCAGTAGCTTTTCCGTGCGCTTGTATTCGGCGCTGGGTGTTGGCCGCGGCTTCGGTGCAGGCTCTGACCCACGGGTCAGGTTCTCGGCGTTCTCTTCCTTGTCATACAAGGGCAGGCCAAACTGATTGCCAAACGTCCGCAGGGCCCGTTTGATCGCGTCGGTCTCTGCACCCTTGACGGCCATTTCGTGGTCATGGCTGCTGTCGCCGCCCCAGCCCTCACGGGTAACGCCACCGGCTTTGACGCGAACGCGGGCGATGTAGGTGATGGGGTTTTCCTTGACACATTCCATGTGAATGGTTTCGCAGCTCCAGCCATCGAATCCAAAAATGCGGTTTGCTTCGGCGATGGCGTGTTCACCGGAGATGTAGTCGAGAGTGCGACCACCGGCACCCTTGCGCTTTTTGACGTTGTTGAGGTCAAGCGGAGCGGCCAGAGCATCTTTGGCGGCTTGATCCAGAAGCATTGTTGACATGTCCATTAGCTGTACCAGTTGGGGAGAGAAAGGGTTTGAGGTTCAAGCGGGGTGTGCCCCGGCCAGTCGTTAAGCACTCGACAGTTGGCGATCAGGTCCAGGGCCTTGCGGCGTAGGTAACGGCCCTCTGCCATTGCGTCGTCATCGAGCTGATATACGCCGATCTGGAAAGGCGGCTCACGTTCAACGACCACAAAGATGAACCGCTGCATCCCAGACATCTCTAGGTAGTGAGCGGCCTGCAGGTGATACGAAAAATTGGCCACCTGTTTGGCAAAGTTGGCCGGACTTGCCCCACCACCGGCCACCGTCTTGAGATCGACGATGGTGTCGTTTTCGGTGATCCAATCCAGTCGAGCCTTCATCGGCAAGGCTGTTCGGTCGTCTTCGCTGAAGAAGGACTGCTCAGCCAAGCCATCAACAAAAAAGCTATTGCACAAAAGGTTGGAGCTAACAGCACGATTCATGCCCAAGGCTTTTTCGTATTGGCCCGGAGTGATGACCTGCAGGCCATTTTCTTTTGCCTGCTTTGCCTGTTCCTTGCCTGGCTTGGTGCGTTGGTCGCAGACCCTATATGTGTCGTTGAACTTGTTAGGTTCAAGAATGAAGCAATGGGCCAAGGTGCCTTCAATCATCTGAGGGCTTGGCTTCCGTTCAGCCCGGCCGCCCTGGTGCTTCAACCAGTAGAGAAGCTCAGGGGACTCCAGGGCCTGCTTCATGTCGCTCTGGCTGTAGCCAGGGTTGCTGAAGTAATCGGCTTCAGAGACGTTCATCGGGCCCGCTCCTGTTCCTTTTCGTAGTGCTTGGTGCCAGGGCCAAACTTGCACTGAAGCTCAGGCCAGGTCCGCAAGATCTTGCCGGTGTTGTCTGGGTCAGCAACCAGGCCAGCAGCGGCCATGGCTCGTTCAAAGCTGCCGCCATGAATCTGGGCAACTTGGAACATGCAGGTGATTTCGCTTTGGGTCATTTGCGGCCTAAGATCTGACTGGGCAGATTCCAGCAGCAATGCCAGGGGTGGTTGTCGCACTGGGATTTGTCCTCCTATTTACTTTTTGCAAGTTTTGAGGCGTAAGCCTCAGCCAGTTTTGTGCCGCTGAACTCCTTTTCATTGCCCATAGAGCAGCAGTTGCCCTGAGGCTTGAAGATGTCATCAAAAGCCTGAACAAGATCTTTGACGACATCTTCCCCGTAGTGACGACTTACTTTGTGATTGAGTTGAAAAATCCAATCGAGCATCTCAGCGCAACTGTTGATTCTTTCAAGGTCGATCTCGTAGCTGTTGTCATGCAGAAGCGTGAGGTTTGAGCTGACAAAACGCCAACGTCCCCATCTGCGTTTCGGGTCTGGATCAGGGCCGTCAAGACCTCTGTCTATAAAGTCTTTAATGCTGGTCATCGTTGCAGCTCCTCACAGGCGGCCTGCACGCCTAGGCGGCAGTCCCTCTCAGTCATTTGGTCCAGGGTGCTGGTGATCGACAGCCAGGCGGCACCGCCGAACAGCAGGCAGAAAAGAACGGTGAAGACTGGACCGAACCACTGGGGGCTCTGGGGCCGGGCGTAAAGCCGGGAGGTTTCGTAGCGGAGTTGTTTCATGGGATTAGGAGAGAAGGCCCCTGAAGGGGCCGGGTGATCAGACGCGGGAGCGCAGCTCGGCTTGGATCATCTCGACGATGGCCGTCTTGCGGGCAGCGATCTCGGGGTTCTTGGAGAGGGCTGCCTGCATGGAGATCTCAGCGGAGTTGTCCATCAGGATCAGGGTCGAGATGGTCTTGCAACGCTCGGGAGTCCAGAAGTTCATTGGGGTGGTTGGAACTGATCTAAGTATGCCGATGACTGCTGCCCATATACAGGGGAGTGTGCAGGTAGTTGGATTGGCACAAAAAAAGGGGGCCGGAGCCCCCTGGGTCAGTCGATTGACTCCAAGAACTTGCGTTCCTGGGCCAGGTGTTCGTTGAGGTCAGCCAGCAGTTGCTGGTGCTGCTCTTGGATCTTCCGATCCAGTTCCTCCTGATGGGCCACAAGGGCTTTCAGGCGGTCAGAAATGCGCTCCATGGGGTGGTTGTATGGACCTACCCATTCTGCTCCTCCTGTTCGGCATTTGATGGGGATTGTGCAGCTATTTGAGGCGGCACACTCTCAGACATCTCGGCCCAGAGCCTCTCCCTCACGACATTCACCCGCTTGAACCACTCCGTCTGCATCTTGAGCTGCTTCACCATCCGTTCGTGATCGCTCAGGTTTTCCTCTGGCTCTGGTGGGCTGTTCTTGTGCTCTTCGGTCATCTCTTCGTAGACAATCCGCTGGGCCTCTCTGTGCAGCGATTCTTTGTGCTTCCGAAATTCGCTCAGGGCTGCATCTCTAGCCCTACGCTCAACCGCCTCTTGTCTGGCTAGCTCTTCTCGCTCTTTCTTTTGTTTCTCCCAGGCCTGCCGACCCTTGATCTGGTTGATGAGGTGGCAAAGCAGCTTTTTAGTGTCGATTAGAACTTGGTTTTCTCTCTGGCCGTATTTGAAAATGCCGTCCTGCATCGGGCCGACTCCAGCAGATGCTGCCGAATACAGCCTTTCGCCTTTGACCATTTTTTCAATCACCCTGTCGGTCAAATCCTTGGTGGTGTTGATGTCGTCGAAGATCTTGCGCTCAATAATCACCCTTCGGACCTCGCCAAAGGCTTGCGACTTCATCCGCCAACCCTTAGCGGATAGCTCTGCACATTGCTCTTTGATCTTGGCTTTTTCAGCCTCTTGGCGGGCCAAATGTCGCCTGGTCTTTTCGCTTTGAACTTTTTGGAACAGTGCGGCCAACTCAGAATCGGTCAGCTTGGCTGGGTCAGGCCATTGCCCTGATGAAGTTTTCTTTGTGGGTGTATGGATCGGTTTTCTGTTGAGGGCACTTAGCTCCGCGATCCATTTTTCGTATTTCTCTGGTTCGTGGCCCGTCTGGGTGATCTTGTCCCGAAGCCAGAGACGGCGTTTTTTTATGTGTTCCGGCTCTTGATACATCGGGTTGACGTACTTACTCACTGGAGTTCCTCCCGTAGTTTTTCAATGGCGGCCAAGATGTCGTCGGCGCTGCCTTCGCCAACGTTGTGGATTGAGAGCAGCTCGCTGCGGCTTAGTGCCATAGCAGCCCCCACCGTCTTGTAGCCACGTCGCCACAGAGCGTTATGGGCACGGATCGGCAGCATGAGCCGCTGCAATGGCATCTCGTGCAGGCTTTCTTTCTTGGAAGGCTCCAGGGCCTCGCACAGTTCGCGGATGTCTTCGCGGGTCAGGGACTTGCCCTCTGGGGTGTCCCAGGCCATGACACCACCGGCCAGGTCTTCGCGAATCAGGCTGGCCAGGTAGGACAGATGGGCCTTGGTCAGTTTGGCGGTCAGGGTTGCTAGTTGAGTCAAGTTTTTGTCTGCCAGGGTCATAAAAAAGGGGGAGGCCCGAAGGCCTCAGAACTGAGCAGCAAGGCCGGTGGCCAGGTGCTTGAAGAAGTGGTGAAAGTCGCCGTTGCGGAAGTCCAGCTGCTGAAGAATGCCGGTGATCTGCTGGCGCTCTTGGCCCTTGGTGCTCAGGATGCGGTCGATCACAACGTCGGTGGTGATGATGTGAGAGTCGCCGGTGGTGGGGCTGGTGACTTCGTAGGTCTGGATGGTGAAGTCTTTCTCAGCGAAGAAGGTGGAAAGGTTCATCGGGGCGGTTGTCTGAACTGACCTAAGTATGGGGCCAGGTGCTGCCCTTATGCAGGGGATTGTGCAGCTTGTTGAGTTGGCACAACCCCCAGGGGCTGGGGTCAAGCCCAGCCCTGCAGCTTGAGCTTTGCCCAGAGCTTGCGGGCCTGTTCGGTGCGCAGCTCGCTGGTGTGAACGCAGGGCACAAGCTGACGGTCAATTTCGCCCGTGAAGCGCATGGTGCCGTGCCATTCGTTGACGCACTCGGCTACATGGGATTCAACGATCTGGTTGAAGCTGGTGGTGATCTGGACCCAGCCGTCAGCCAAGGGGTGAAAAACCTTGGTCTCGACGCCTGCGGTGCCGTTTTCGCGGGTAAGAGTGAAAGTCACGGGGTGGTTGACTGAACTGAGCCAATCATGACCCCCGTCTGCTGGGTCTGTATAGGGGATTGTGCAACTGT